GGCTACTTTTTTTATCCACGATGGATCTGATACGCAAAAGTGGAGGCTTAAAGGGCATGGTAGGTCGCGGTTTTGGGAGTGGCTTTCTACATGGTCTATAGTCATCCGCAATCCTGCCGATATGGGCTATGACGGTACGGGGTATGACCTCCCACCTATCAACTATGTAGAACACGTTGTAGAGACTGGCGACAATGAAGGTTTATTCGCTCGGGTGGCTCAGGGATTGCAAGAAAGGAATAAGGCCCGTAGAGATTCTGTTGATGCGCGAGTGTCTAAGGCCGCGTCCATTGCTAATGACATATCAGGGCCATGTATAACATGGTGCCATCTAAATGATGAATCTGAAAAACTGGCAGATCAGATAGATGGAGGGGTTCAGGTTTATGGTGGCATGACGCCAGAAACAAAAGAGCTGCTAATAGGTCAATTCACTGATGGTGATATTGATAAGTTGGTGACAAAGCCAAAAATAGCGGGATTCGGGCTTAACTGGCAGCATTGTAATCATATGATATTTGTCGGGCTGTCAGATTCTTGGGAGTCATTTTATCAGGCTGTAAGGCGATGCTGGCGTTTTGGCCAAGATAGTCCGGTGACTGTTCATATTGTCACCGCAGACACAGAGGGCGCAGTGCTGGATAATATTCGCAGGAAGCAATCACAAAATGATGAAATGGGCGATGAGATGGCTCGCGTTATGAGGGGGCTAACAATGGCAGAAATAAAAGGTGCTGCTCCAGACAAGTCGCAATATATGCCGATAGAGCGAATGGAGTTGCCGTCATGGGGTTAAATAGGAGGGATTACCTAATACGGGCGCACGAATTCGCCGCCAGGGGGGAGCGAGTGGGTGTTTCTAAACTTAATCCTGACAAGGTTAGATGGATACGCCAAAACCCTGAAGGAATGACATTGAAGGGGATGGCAAAGCGTCTAGGCGTTCACTATCGAACAGTTGAGAAAGTACACTACAGGGAAACATGGAGCAATATAACATGAACGTAATAGATCAGAAAATCACGGACAAATACGCCATTTACAACGCCGATACTGTTGAGGTGGCAATGTCATTAAGCAGCGATAGCGTGGGGTTTAGTGTGTTTTCGCCGCCATTTGCCAGCCTGTATACCTATTCCAATTCAGATAGGGACATGGGGAACGTGAGATCAGATGGTGAATTTTGGGAACAGTATAAGTATCTAATTAAGGAGCAATTCAGGGTTATGAAGCCTGGCCGCAATGTTGCTATTCACTGCATGAACCTGCCAACATCAAAGCAGAATGATGGGTTTATCGGTGTGCGGGATTTTCGCGGAGATATGATACGCGCTTATCAGGATGCTGGATTTATCTACCACTCTGAGGTGTGCATATGGAAAGATCCGGTAGTGGCGATGCAGAGAACAAAGGCGCTGGGATTGCTCCATAAGCAGGTTAAAAAAGATTCGTCTATGTCGCGTATGGGACTGCCTGACTATGTTGTTGTGATGCGCAAGCCTGGCGATAACGAAATACCTGTGGCGGGTGAATTTCAATACTACGTTGGCGACAACCCGCCGGCATCATTTGAGGGCATACAGCGAGATGATGGGCGTATGTACTACATCCCAGGGAATGGAGGCACAAGCATCGATGTTTGGCAGCAGTACGCATCGCCTATATGGGATGATATTAACCAGACTGACACTTTGAACTTCAGGGAAGGTCGAGATACCGATGATGAACGCCACATATGCCCGCTTCAGCTTGATGTTATTGAAAGGTGTATTCAGTTGTGGAGTCACCCTGATGACGTTGTATGGACGCCGTTTATGGGGATAGGTTCGGAGATTTATATGGCGCTGAAGCTCGGGCGCAGGGCTATTGGTGCTGAATTGAAGCCTAGCTATTTCCAGTTAGCTAAGCGGAACATCGATCTGGCTTGCGAGCAGCAATACGATATTTTCGCGAATGCTTCTTAAAGATAGTACAGAATGGAATCCCGATGATGCTGACATTATCAACTGGGTTAAGCTGTACCCGGCTGTCGAAGTCTATCAGGAACTGAACGCGATGGAGGGATGGTTAGACGCCAACCCCACCAAGCGTAAAACCGTCAGGGGCATGAAACGCTTTGTTAATTCATGGCTATCAAGGGCACAAGACAAGGGCGGCAGTAGCAATATTGGTGCACAACACGGCAGTAGTGGCGGATTAATAGTGAAAACAAGGGATATGACTTCACTTGATGAGGTTACCCATGACTTCATGGGTAGCGAGGCTTTCAGGCAAAAGATGCTTGTAAAGCACGGTCAGTATTTCAAAGATGGTAAGCGCGTAACAGCATATACAGGAGAAGGAGATAGAAAATGAGACAAGCAGAGATTAAAGAGCGAATTCTAAGCAGTAAGCCCTATAACGAGAATGAGGACTTATCGATAGCCCTGATTCAGCGGCAGTTATCCAGCAGGAAGGCGGGCCCAAAGTCTGCCCCACCAAAGGACGCTGTTTCTAATGCCTTTGCCGCCCTGGTAGCCGAGGGACTTTTGGTGCGGGTTCGGAAGGGCGTCGTCAAGAGGGCTGGTATTGGTAGGGCGTTAATCAGCGGTAAGTGGGGACGCACGATCAGCAATGAGGAGCTAGAGATAGAGCCAATGCTCTTCACCACAGCTAATGATGCTCAGTATATTTCTGTGATGGTGATGGAGAAAACAGATAGGGGGGTGGGGTGAGTAAAGATTTCCACGAAAAGCTAACCAACCTATCAACAGCATGGGCAGAGGCTGACAGAGATGCCAAAACCCTAGAGGCTGATGCCAAGCAGCATTACGCCAAGGTATTTCTTATCAATAAGGCTGATATGGGGGTTGAAGAGGCTAAACAGGCAGTTGAGGCATCCCCTGGATACCGAGAAGCCCAACAAAAGGCCATAGAAGCCCGTTACAGGGCGAATCTAGCCAAGCGGGGGATAAGGGATTCTGAGACTTCTTTTGAGCGGTGGCGTTCCCTACAGGCTACAGAGCGATTCATTACAAGGGCGGCTACTTAATGGCTAAGCGCAAGAAAAAGACAATAGCGAGATTAGTTGATGATGGGGCTGTGATTTTACAGCGGATTGTCAGGATTAAGGGGGCGGATGAGGATGGATATTGCACTTGTGTGTCATGCGGTGCCAGAAAGCATTACAAGGAGATGCACGGTGGTCACTTTATCCCCAGAACATCGACTATCCACAAGCTGCTAGAGGAGAACATCCACCCTCAATGCCCTGGCTGCAATACGTTTAATCAGGAGAAGGCCAAGATAGCCTACACCCTGTTTATGATTGACACCTATGGCCGTGAGTTTGTGGATGATCTGGAGAAAAGTAAGCGGGATATTAGGAAATACACCCGCACTGAGATAATGGGCATTATCGAGGACTTAAAGCACTACGAGAAACAGGTTATTGAGAATTGTGCTTTTCTTTAATCTCCAGTGCTCGGAAATGGTTTTCAAGCATACGCCTTACTTGTTCAGCAGGCTTGATGCCTTTGGACTTGGCAAGGTGCTTGATACCATCCTTCATCTGGGGGGTGATTCGGAGCGTTAAGTGATCGGTGTACTGTGACATAAAAACCTCATATTTGTGTTGCAATTATGTATTACAAGGATTATTGTAACACAACAGTGAAAGAGTGAAAGGAGTTAGACGATGGATTTACTGAGTGATGTGGTTGATAAGATGAAGGGCGGATTGCTCAACCCTCAAGACAGGCCCGCTGTGGTCATTACCCTGGAAGTCCCTGTTCACTATCTTGAAGTGGATAAGGTGGAAGTCACGCGCAGCACTGAGGGCTATGAGGCTGAAGGTGCGGCATTCTCTGAGTCCAGCATGGTAGTAGAGGACTTGTCAGGCGTTACCTTCTACGGCTTCCCAGTTGATGAGTTTAGCGATGACCAGGCGGTAATTAACTACGTTATTGAGGAACATGAGAATGTATAAGGTTGCTTTCTACAGTGATGGGCGCAAGGTGGATACCATTGAACGCATGACGGTTGAGATTGCCTTGGCCTGTGCTAGTGCGCAGTTGTTTGATTCCCGTGGAGTTGTCTGTGATGAGGTGGAAATAACCACCGTAATCGAGGGTCGTGAGCTTATTGTCTGCCACATCCACAACGATGAGCGAGCGCTTGAGAAGGCGAAGGAAGATGACAAAGAGGGGGACTGGATCCGTGAATAAAGATGAATTGGAAGTAATCCTGGCTAAGCATAAGTTGTGGCTAGATCTTGGTGGTGGCAATAAAGCCAATCTTCGCGGTGCCGATCTTCGCGGTGCCAATCTTCGCGGTGCCAATCTTCGCGGTGCCAATCTTCGCGGTGCCGATCTTCGCTATGCCGATCTTCGCGGTGCCGATCTTCGCGGTGCCGATCTTCGCGGTGCCAATCTTCGCGGTGCCAATCTTCGCTATGCCAATCTTCGCCAGGCATTGGGATTAGTGTTGCTCCCTGTTCAGGATATGCGCGGCTACAGCCATGCTCACGCTGTGGATTGTGACGGCATATGGATGATACGCGCTGGTTGCAGATTCCTGACTATCGAGGATGCAATAGAGCACTGGGGTGATGACTACCATGGCGATAGAGAGCAGGGTGATATGTACCTTTATGCTATTGATTGGCTGGAAAAGAAACTGGAGAAAGATAATGTTAAATGACCAACTACCCGAATTCAGGGAGCGCAGAGAGTCAGAGCGCCCTTACTACACTGAACCAAATGACGGGTTTGCTATTATGGCCTGCTCAATAATTATTGGCATAGCTATTGGATATGGATGGGCGATGATATGAATAGCGATCAATTCCTGGCAGGGCAGCGAGCCTGTATAGCGGGTGATGAGTGCCCTAAAGATGCCACCGTAGATTTCAAGCGAGGTTATGGGGCGCAGTACGCTGCTGAGCAGTCAGCAACATGGTTTAGT